CGACACCAGCCAGCACACGTCGGTGACCCCGGGCGTCAGCGCCGCCGCCAGCGCCGCCGGGTGAAGCGCGCTGACCATCGCCGCGATGTCGGCCGCCACCGGCGCGCTGCCGGAGTTAGTGCGGGTCACGGTCTTCGCGCAGCCAGCGTTCATGATCGACTCCGGCTGCCCGACGCCGGTGCCGTTGGCGATGAAGAAATCGTCTTCCGTCCACGCGAGGCCCATCGCGATCACGCGGGACAGGAAGTCGCTCATGGCGCCCGCGGCGTCGGTCGTCAGCTCGTTCGGTGCCGTGAACAGCGCCGCCAGCTTCCTGGCCTCCAGCATCGTGCGGCCAAGGCCCGGCGTGGACGACGGGATCGTCCCGCCCTCCTCGGTGAAGCTGAAGGTGAGCCCCCCGAGGACGCCGCCGCTGCTGGCCTGCGACGGGTTGTCGACCTGCGGCAGGCCGAGCCGGTAGGCGCCCATCGGCATGACCAGCGCCCGCGGCCGGACGACCCGCGGGGTCATGTATGCCATCACCTGGGCCCGCAGGCCCTCCGGGGCCAGGAATCCACCCTCCGAGGGAACCCGCTCCGACCATGCGTTGGAGATGACGCGCCGCGCGCTGGCGTCCTTCGGGTCGCTGACGGCCTGCAGGAACGTCGCCCACGACGCCGCCCACTCGTACTCGTCGAGCACCGCGCCCGGGGCGTCCGGCCGGTAGCCCGGCAGGGTCCGCAGGTCCATCAGCTTCCCTTCCCGTCGCGCTTGACCAGGTCGGCCAGGCCGCCAGGCGTCCTGGTGTTCAGCCGGTCAGCGATGAGCTTCTGCGTCCGCCTGTGGGCACGCCACGGCCGCCACAGGGCCGCGTGCCCCGCGGCGACCGCGATGCCGGTCCCCAGCAGGTCATGCAGCAGCCCCGCGGCGACCAGGTGCGCCCACAGCCCGTGCATCAGCTGCTCGACCCCGACAGCAGCCGCAGGTTGGACGGGGTCCGCTGCGTCAGCAGGTCGTGGGTGATCGCGGCGACCAGGCCGGACGCGCCGACGGAGACCTCGACGTACTCGGCCGACGTCGGCAGGTCTGCCGCGTCGACGTAGAACACGAGGGTGCCGCTGGAGATCGTCACCGAGGACACCGGCGTCACGTCGCCCGAGTCGGTCCACGCCGCCGCGCCCGCCGTGCTGGTGGACTTGTAGTAGCGGCTGATAGCGGTCAGCGCCGACGTCGACCCGTTGTAGGTCGTCGCCGACAGCAGGCTGAACGTGTCATTGCCGGTGCAGACGAACGTCACGCCCGCCGCGTCCTTCAGCGAGATCAGCGTGCCGGCCGCAATGGGCGCGACATTCAGCAGCCGCCCCAGGGCTTCCATCATGGCTAGGTCACTTCCTTCCGGCGGCAGGCCGCCTCATCAGGTCCGGTCAGGTCGTCGACGTGGTGTCGAGCTTCACCAGCGGGGACAGCGTCGAGCTGGACCCGTTGTTCGGGGTGATGGTGGACCGAAGCCAGAACCGGCCGTCCTTCCGCTCGATCACCCGGTAGGCGACCACGTCGGAGCCGAACTTGTACTCAGCCGACGTTGCGACCTGCATCGCCTGCCGGTCGCCGATCAGGTAGTAGGACGGGTCGACCAGCATCAGGCTGCCCGGCGCGGACCCGGCCAGCGCCGGGACCTTCTCCGAGATGAACCCCGGCCGCCCGAACAGCGTGAACGTCCGCCCGTTGTACTCGCCCGGCGTCTGCGACAGCGCGGAGAAGCCCGGCAGGAACACCGGCGGGGCCACCGTGGTGCCGCCGCCGTCCGCGGAGACGGCCATCTGCGCGAGCTCGGGGATGGTGTCCGGCGCGGCCAGCCACACCGACCGCTTCAGCGACGCCGGCCACATCCGGGCCAGCACCTTGACCACGTCGGCGAACTGGATCTTGTACTGCGTCGAGCACGGCAGCCGCACCGCGCCCGGTGCCGCAGTCAGGCCCTCCGGCTCGCCGATGCCCGTGCCCGTGATGTAGGCGACGTCGTGGAAGAAGCCGACGGCCTGCGGGAAGAACTTGTCAAACCAGGTGTCCATCGGGGTGATGGAGTCCTGCAGGAGCTCGTTCGGGATCTCGGTGTACGCGGTCAGCTTGCGGGCCTCGAGCAGCACCCGGGAGAACTTCGGGGCGCTGGCCTGGAGCGGCGCGCCCTCCTCCGTCCAGTAGCCGGCCACGCCGCCGAACACGTTCGACGCGTGGGACGTGTCGTCGATCGACGGCAGCGGCACCCGCAGGGAGTCCATCGGGATCACCGTCGCCAGCGGCCCGATGACCTCCTCCTCCAGCGCCACCATCAGCACCTCGGACCTCAGGGTCTCCGGCACCAGGAAGCCGCCCTCGGACGGGACGCGCTCGCCCATGGCGTCCCACACGCGGGCGAGCTCGCCCTTGAACGCCTGGAGGCGCCCGAACTCCTCCATGTCGCCCCGCTGCCGGGCGACGACCTCGCCCTTCAGCGTCGCGTACAGGAACCGCTTCAGGTTCGACGCGTACGGGGACTCGTCAGCCTCCTTCGCGGCGCCCAGCGCCGCCATGGAGAACAGGGACTGCCGCGCCGCCTGAACGTCCGCGTCACGCAGCCGCGACATGGCCACCGCCCGGGCGCGGCGCCCTGCCATGCCCTTCACCGCGCCGGCGGCCAGCCGGGACTTGTCCGCGGGTATCGCCTGGTTGCGGTCCCGCTGGTCGCGCATGAAGTCGGCCATGTCGGCCTGGCGCTGCTCTTCGAACTGGCGGATCGTCTCGGTGTTCCGCGCCCGCCACGCGCCCAGGTAGGCCTCAAGGAACTTCGGCAGTCCCTCCTCGGCCTGGATGGCGTTCATGCGGTCGCCGTCGTGCAGCAGCTCCTCGAGCGCCTCGGGGCTGTCGGGGATCGCCGTCGTCGTCATGCCGTTCCTCCCTTCAGGGACGGCAGCGCCGCCCGTAGACCCTCCAGCGCATCCCTGGAGCCGTGCTTGCCCGCGCTGTCGTCCGCGCCGTCGTCGTCGTCGTCGCCGGCGTCCTTCAGGTGCGCCCGCAGGTGCGCCTCCACCCCGGCCCGGTCGCCCTCGGGGATGTCCGCGCCCGAGAGCCTGGCCAGCCCGTTGTTGCAGGCGCTCACGTTCGCCGGGGCGCCCTTCCCGTCGTGGTGCGGGAACTTGTAGCTGGACTTGCGGTCATCCGCGTCGCCGTCCGGGTCATCGCCCGTGCCGTCGTCGCTCGCGGTGTCCTGCCAGGCGTGGCAGTACTTCAGGACATTCGCGTCGTTCGGCATCGCCTTGACCGCCGCCGGGCCGTCCCACGGCTTCTCGACGGTCGCCGTGTGATGCACGGGCAGCGCCTCGTTCGCCAGCGGCATCGACTCAATGCCCAGCAGGCGCCCGGCGGGGCGCCGGGCAGCAGGCTTCCGGCCGCGGTCGTCCGGGCCGTCGCCGTCGCCCTCATCGGGGTCGTCGGGCTCGTCGTCATCGCCGCCGGAGTCCGGGTCGTACTTGCCGGACCCGTCGCAGCCAGGGCACTTCATGCCGTTCTTGCCGGTCCCCGGGTGCTTCAGCCGGCCGGAGCCGCCGCACGTCTTGCACGCCTGGCCGTCACCCTCGCCGTCGGCGTTCCGCACCCAGGCGGGCACGCGGGCGAACAGGCTGAGGTCGAAGCGGTTGGACGCGCCCTCTGGCGCGGGCCGCTCGGCCAGCCGGTCAGCCAGGCCAGCGTCCACCGCGTCCTGCGCCTTGTACCAGGTCTCCGCGCGCATCGCATCGCGGAAGGCGCTCGCCGGGCGATGGCCGTGAGCCGAGTAGATCTCCGCGATGTTGTCGCTCACGGTGCCGAGCAGCTCGGCCATCTCGCCCATGTCCGCCTGGTTGCCGATGCACAGGCCGCTGGCGTCGTGAATCATCATCATCGACCCGGGACTGAGCAGCCGCGTCTTGCCCGCCTGCGCGATGAAGCTGGCGGCAGAGGCCGCCAGGCCATCAACCACCGTCGTCACCGGGCCGGGCCGGTTCGCCAGGGCGTTGTATATGGCCAGGCCGTCGAACACGTCGCCGCCGGGCGAGTTCACGTGGCACTCGATCGCCCGGTTCATCGGGATCGCCGCGACCTGGGCGACGAAGTCGCTGGCCGACACGCCATCCGACCAGAACGACCCGCCGATCTCGTCATAGACGTCGACCCGGACCGGCCCATCGCCGTCAGCCTCGTTCACGACCCGGAACCACGGCCGCCCGGCCTCCAGCGGCCTGCCCGCCAGCGCCTTGATGCGCCGTGCCATCTCCAGACGGTTCAAGAGCGCGCTCCCGTCAGCGAGTTCCACGCGGCCGACCGCCGCGACAGCTCATCCCACGCCGGGGAATTCCACCCGGCCGCCGCCCGCAGCAGCGCGTCAACAGGCACCCCGCCGCCAGCGCCATCCCCGCCAGCCGGGGCCTCAGGCACCCAGCCCGGCGGCAGCGCCGGAGCCTGCGACGCCCGCTCGACAACGCCCATCTTCGGCAGGCCCACCGTCACCAGCACGTCCGCCGGGTCATAGCCCGCGTTCACCAGCGTCAGCGCCGCCTGCGACTTCGTCGTCAGCTCGAGGTTGTCTTCCTCGCGATTCGTCGGCATCGGGTAGATGTAGTCGAACTCCACCCCGGTGCCCGTGCCGCCGTACAGGCGCAGCAGCTGCGTGTTCAGCACGTTCCGCCAGCGCCGCAGGCGCGGGTCCACCGTCCAGGCTGCGAAAACTTCCTGCGACGTCTGAGCATTGGCACGATTCACGTCGTCGGACACGCCGGTCATCGTCTTGCCGACCCCGACCGACTCGCGGATCGTGTCCCGCATCATCGTCCGCAGGTTCGCGAAGTCCATGTCGCGCATGTTGGAGTGCGTGTTCGGGACGTAGGTGACGCCCATCTCCAGCACCGCGATCCGGTGCGCCCTCGCCACCCCGCGGTGCGTCTCCCGCCAGGAGTTGACCAGGTCGTCGTACTCCCCGTCCTCGAACTCGTGGTCAACCTGCAGCACGCCGCCGGGCTCTGCGCCGCTGATGAAGTAGTTGCGGTTGTACTGGCCGGCGAAGTCCGCGGCCTCGATGTCGTTCAGGACCGCGCCGATCGGCCCGGAGCCGCCGTAGACGTCCTCAGGGTCGGGATAGCGGTTCCAGATGACCTCGGTCGGCAGCAGCGGGATCCGCTCCCGGCCGTCCGGCGCCGTGTAAACCCATCCGGCCAGGTAGGAGTCCGGGTCTGGCACGGGAGTCATGCGGTCCGGGCGCACCGGCCACAGCCCTAGCGGCACCGGTGACCGGCCCTCGGCCGTGTCCACGATCCAGAACGACTTGCCCGTCTGCTCCAGCCAGATCTGGCTGATCTCAAACAGGCCGAACCGGTCCCACACCGGCCAGCGGACCCCGTCAACAAGGATCGACGCCGGGGACTCCAGCACGTTCAGCGCCGCGTGCGTGAACACCTGCTTGCGCGGGTCGCTGCCCTGGTCAGACGTGCTGTACCGGGCGCCCTGCGGCGCCGACCGGTACAGCCGCCAGTCCTGCGAGGCGACCGACGACGCGATCAGCGCGACGTTCGAGTGGTTCGTGCCATTGGTGTTGTAGGCCCGAAGCCTGGCCAGGTCCGCGTTCCCGCCGCCTGCCATGCCAGCCATCGACGAGGCGCCGCCGATCCGCACCGGGCGCCGTCCCCCGGCGTTGCTCGGCCGCGCGGCCCGGCGGAGCCCTGACCTCACGGCTCGTCCGCGATCACGTGCTCGAGCCAGATCAGCGAGAAGCCGGTGACGATCAGGCCGGCCGTCAGCGAGGCGGTGAACACCCCGGCGTCAATGCAGGCCAGGCCCGCCGCGTGCAGCGGCGTCGCCGCCAGGTTCGCCAGCGGCGCGCGAACAGGCTTCACCAGGGCGGCCGCCCGGGCCCGCAGGCCCCTCAGCCTCTTGCCCAGGCTCCTGCCGGGCAGCGAGCGGCCAGCCACCGACGGCACGGTCGCAGCAGCCACGGCACGCTCCAGGTCTTTAGCCGGCTAACGACCACAGGTTAACATCACA